TGCCAAAAGCTTGCTATGATAACGTAAACGAGCTGTACTTTAAGAATGGCGTAGATGGGCAGCCGCATGATAGCCTGGTGCATATATCTACATCAGCCCGCTCTGGCTCGCCCACGCTAGTACACATCACAGAGCTTGCCTATGCCAAGGCAGCAGAGGAGATTATGGATAGTGTACAGGGGTTTAAGTATGCTAAGGTAACCATAGAGTCTACAGCCAACGGTGTGGGCAATAAGTTCCACGAGATATGCGTAAAGGCGCAAGCAGGGCAAGGCGAGTATAAGTTTCTATTCTTCCCATGGACTATTGACCCATCAGCCAGGCTAGAGCCGCCAGAGGGCTACGAGCCTACCATAGAAGAGGTAACACCAGAGCAGGCGTATTGGCGTGATCAGAAAATAGCTACCAGCAGCCTGCCTAAGTTCAACCAGATATTCCCTATCAGCCCAGAGGTAGCCTTCCTAGCCAGTGGTCGCCCCCGCTTTGATATGGATGCACTAGGGCGCATGGATACCAAGGAAGCCATAGCAAGCCATATCAATGGCGACTTGCTTGTATGGGAGGAGCCGGTGGCAGACATGGACTATATCATAGGCGTGGATGTGGCAGAGGGCTTGTCTACCGGGGACTACTCTACATTCCAAATCATACGCAAGGACACACTAGACCAGGTGGCAGAGTTCCAAGGGCATATCAGCATCAGTAGCTTTGCTGATCTACTAGTTGTATGGGGTGATAAGTACAATAACGCACTACTTGTGCCAGAGAGCAATAACCATGGGCATGCGCTACTACTCAAGCTGCGCGATACATACGATAACATATATACCCTGGAGCGTAAGGATGCCGTAACGGACAAGATGACAAATATACTAGGCTTTGCTACTACAGCCAAGAGCAAGCCACTTATCATAGAGGATCTTAGCGAGTACATCAAAAATAAGGAGGGTAACATACACAGCGCACGCATGATAGACGAGTGCAAAACCTATGTAATAGGCGACAGGGGCGATACCAATGCACAGCAGAATCACCATGACGACCTAGTTATGGCGTTTGCTATTGCCTACCATGTAAGAGATTACTACAGCGGCACGCAGATTTTCATATAAAAGCCTTGACCAGGTACATAAAATATCTTTATTCTAGTAAAAATAATAACACACTCATGGGTATATTAGATTTCTTCCGAACAGAAAAGCAAGAAGACTCTGGCACTAGCAGCATCGTAAGCTACTCACAGCAGATTGCATGGAAGGGTGCAGAGGAGTCGCAAGAGTATTTTACCCGCAATGAGTGGGTATTTGCAGCTATCAAAGCAATAGCCAGTGGTGTATCACGCACACCGCTACGCCTTTATAGCAAGGACAGCAAGGATGAGGTTACGGAGATCAAAAAGCATCCTATACTAGATCTACTCAACACGCCCACACCAGGCAAGACGGAGAAGATGTTTTTGGTAGAGATAGTGCAGGCACTACTACTTACTGGCGAGAGCCACCACAAACAGTTCCAGGGTACAGGGGCAAACAAGGTAGGAGAGATACTACCAATAGAAACACAGAATATAGTTATGGATGTGGATAGCTGGGGGCGCATACTAAAGGTATGTGTATCAGCAAAAAATGGCGGTAAGAAGCCTATAGAGATGAATGAGTGGATGTACTTCCGTTTGCCAGATCCAGCCAACCCTGGGCGCGGGGCTTCACCACTAAAGGCAGCAGCACTCACAGTAGATACTGATATAGAGGCTCAAAACTTCCAGTGGAACTACTTCAGAAACGGTGCAGTGCTATCTGGTATATTCAAGAGCGACCAGAAGCTTACCCCAGAGGACTCACAGAAGCTAGAGAAGCAGTGGGAAACAAAGTTTGGCGGCAGCAATAAGTCTGGCAAGACAGCATTCCTAGGGCAGGGTGCCAGCTATCAGGCTATATCAGAGGGAGTAAGTGGCATAGGTACAGAGCAGCGCGATGCACTACGCGACCGCATACTAGCAGCATTCGGTGTGCCAAAGTCTATAATAGGGCAGATAGGCGATGTAAACTTTGCCAGTGCCAAGGCTATGGAGTTCGTATTTGCCCAGTGGGTGATACAGCCTATGCTAGATGCACTAGAGGATACGCTCAATAGCCAGCTAGTAGAACGCTGGTATAAAGATGGGCTATTCCTAAAGTTTGATGATCCGACTCCAGTTGATTCAGACCAGCGCAATAAGTACCTAGAAGTAGCGCAAACATTCCTTACAGTAAACGAAATACGCGAGGAGGAGGGCTTTGATGCGATAGAAGGTGGCGACCGTTTCTTTGTAGAGGTAAAGAACGATGCAGGCGAGCCACTAGGTGCAAATGATACTAAGGCTCTGGCTAGCATCAAGGGCATGGGTAAAAAGGGTATGGATGATGAGGAGCGTGAGGAGTTTGTAAAAAGCTTCCTAGCGCAGCACAAAAAGAATGAGGATACACTAGAAAAGAAAACCAAAAAGTTCTTCGTGGAGCAGGAGAAGCGCGTACTCAAAAACCTAGAAAAGAGTATGAGCAAAACAAAGGCTATCAACCCCAACCCAGTAGACTTTGATAAGGAGGTAAAGTTTACCGAGCTATTCTTTGCCGATACACTGGTGGATATACTAGAGGCAGAAGCCAAGCGACAGATCAATAATGTGCCATTCTCATGGAGCTTTGACCTGCAAAACCCACAAGTACAGAAGTTTGCAGAGGGAGCTACGCTAAAGTTCGCACAGGAGGTTACACAAACCACACAAGATGCGCTCAAGGTAGTAGTAGCAGACGGCATAGCCGAAGGGCTGTCAGCGGGCGATGTCGCAAAGAATATAAGCGATAAGTTCAAACAGTGGCGTGGTGAGGAGGCTAGAGCCCTTACTATAGCGCGTACAGAAACTACAAAATTCAGTAACGGTGGCGCAAAGCTACTATATGTACAGAATGGAGTAGAAAAGAATGAGTGGATCACTACTATTGACGGTCGTGAGCGCGGGGCGCATAAGGCTGCTGATGGGCAGGTGAGAGCTATAGATAAAGATTTTAGCGTGGGAGGTGAGTCTTTGGCAGCACCTGGGCTAGGGTCAGATCCAGGAAACAATGTAAATTGCAGGTGTGCAATAGCACCACTATTTTAATTTTATAAATAAATAACATAACCGTATGAAAAATCTACGCAAAATTGAGGAGGGACAGAAGCTATACTCAGATATAGGCATAAAAATGGTAGCCATCAAAAAGAAGGCTGCGGGCGATAGTGATAGCCGCACTGTGGAGTTCATAGCTTCCACTGAGGCTTTTGACCGCTACAACGAGTCAATATCAGTGGCTGGCTGGGATATAAGCAACTTCAAAAAGAATCCAGTAATTCTATTTGGTCACGACCACACAAAGGTGGTAGGCAAGGCTGAATCAATCAAAATAGATACTAAGGGCAAGAAAAAGGCACTCACTATGGTGATACGCTTTGCCAGGGAGGGTGCATCAGACCTAGCGGATGAGGTATTTGCCCTAGTAGAGGATGAGATCATAGGGGCTGTATCAGTAGGCTTCATACCTAAGAAGTGGGTAGATAACGAAGACGGTAGCCGCACATTCACTGAATCAGAGCTACTAGAGGTATCATTCGTAGGCGTACCGGCAAACCCAGAGGCTCTAGTGCAGCGCGATGGCGAGGAGGGTACAAAAAAGAAGGATGCCGAGGAGGAGGTACCAGCACCAGCAGCCAAGGTAGATGAAGATGAGGCACCAGAGGAGGAGGAAGAGGTACCAGCAGCTGCGGCAAGTGGGGTGGAAGGCACAGAAGATGAAGAAGAAGAGGAGGAGGAAGAAGAAGAGGGAGAGGAAAAAGGTATTGACGGAGAGCATAAAGAGCTACTAAAGTCATATAGAAAGGCATTCAAAACCCTTCGCGAAAAGTATGGTGTGACAGCTACAGATAACGAGGTAGAAACTGTAGAGCGCACACTAGACTACATCATGGAAGCCAAATCAGCGACTCCTGCGGCTCCAGCTAAAAAAGAATCAAAACCTACATTGAGTAGCACCCTTGCTGCGAACCAGAAGGCAGGTCTAGGCACCAAACTAGCCAACCGCAAATCATAGTAGATTGATTACAAAAAACATTTATTTTTCTTAAAAAACATACACAATATGAATATAAAAGAATCAGTCAATAGCATCGTGGACAAGATCCATATAGCTGGAGACGACGAAAAAGCAGTAGCAGCTCTAAACACTGAGCTAGATACTGTACTAGAGAACGCGGTAAGTACTGGGGATATAGCAGAAGCTACAGAGGCAATCGTAGAGCGCACTATAGCAAACGAGATGGAGAAGCGTAATCTAGCGGCACAGCCTACTGGCACAGCTGCAAAAGAAAAGGCTGCTTCACAGATAGCTGCACTATACCGTGCTGCTGCTAAGAATGATATGGGTGCTGTAAAGGCTCTATCAGAAGGCACAGATGCAAACGGTGGATTCCTTACTCATCCAGAGTTCATGAAGGAGATAGTTCGCCAGATAGAGGAGCATGGCACTATGCGTAAGCTATGTAAGACGGTTACTATGGGTACTGATGTAATGCAGGGGTCTGCGGTACTTACTAAGGTTACTGCCTACATCGTAGCCGAGGCTGCACAGATCACAGCTTCAAACGGTACATTCTCACAGATCAGCCTAATTGCTCGTAAGCATGCTGCCATCTCAATCTCATCTAATGAGCTTATAGATGACAACACTACGGACATGGAGATCTTTGAGCTAGTAGCGGAGCAGATGGGTGAGCAGCTAGCTATCCTAGAGGATCTACAGATCCTACAGGGTGACGGCACAGGTATCAACTTTGAGGGGCTACTTGTAAACACATCAGTAAACACTGTAACTATGGCAGCTGGTAAGATAGACTTCAACGATGCTACAATCAGCGACTACCTAGATGTACAGGAGGCTGTAACAGCTGCGGTAAACCGCAAGAGCGTATATGTTATGCACCCAGATGTATGGCGTAATGTACGCAAGCTAGTAGACGGACAGGGTCGCCCACTATCGGGTGAAACTACAAACACTGTAGTAACTACAAGCGAGGGTGCTGATGGATCAGCAGGTACACTATGGGATAAGCCAGTATATCTATCTGAATCATCTCCAGCGAACTCTGATACAGCAGTATCTACAAAGTTCCTAGTATATGGTGACTTCAGCAAGGCGATCATAGGTGACCGCAAGCAGATGCAGACTACTGTACTTACAGAGGGAACTGTAGCAGGTGTAAACCTAGGGGAGACTGATCAGTCAGCTCTACGCGGTATCAAGCGCACAGCGTTTGACATAGCACTACCTACAAGCTTCGCTGTACTAAAGACAGCAGCTGCGTAGGCTCAGTAAGCCTATAGCCCTGGGGGTGGCTTAATACCCCCATGCTTATACTTATATAAACCAACTAAAAAAATGGTAGATACAGCAAACAACACAGAAACTACAGATACTCCAGCAGAAGATACTCCAGTAGAGGCGGCAGCTACTTCAAACAAGAAGCAGAAGGGCACTCATATCCAGCCTACTGTACCACTGTACATACAGGGTAAGAAGATGGATACTGGTCAAAAGTACTTTGTATCAGATGCAGTGCTAAAGGCACTAGATAAGGCTGATTACACAAAAGTAAAATAGTTCTTATACTGTGGGGGTGGCTTGCCTGCCCCTATAAATAAGCACTAAAATATATATACATGGCTCTAAACCCCAACGCTCTAGTATCACTTACTGATACAAAGACACAACTAGGTATATCGGGTAGTGCTGATGATGCCCTGGTGGAGTCTTTTATCAATGCAGCATCAGAGTATTTTGAGCAAATGACACATACACGCCTGGTAAAGCTAGGCAGTGATGATGTAACCGAGTACCAAACATCGGAGAGCCAAAATATATTCTACCCATTCCAGTACTTTGAGGCTGATTCTATTACTAGCTTCAAGGTGCTAAACGCTGGCGTAGGCAATGGCGATACTGAATTGGTACTAAATACCGACTACAGCATACGCAATCAGCAGCTATATGTAGGCTTTGCAATCAGCGAGGGGCTTACTGTAGAGCTTATATATGATCCTGGGTATGGTACAGTGCCTAGTGACATTAAAGTGGCTTGTATCAATCTTGTGGGCTTCCTATGGAACCGTAGAAACAATGCAGATGCTACACAGCTATCTGTAGACAGCGTATCAAAAACATTCCTTATGAACGCAGACAAGGTACCGCTAGTAGATACAGTAATACAAAAATACCGCATAAAGCACATATAGTATGATAGAAACAGTAAAAGCCGACATATATCACATGACAGGTACTGCTGCTAGTAGATCATACCCAGTCAGCCCAGATATTACTGGCGTGGAGATAACACTACAGCCAGCCACTCTGAACACCACTCTACTACTCAATGGGCTTATAGAGGATCAGTTTATATGCGAAGTATTCCAGGATCTAGGCATAAAGAAGTCAGACAAGATAGTAATAAATAGTGAGGAGTACCGTGTGCAGGCTACAGCGGACTGGTCGCAGTTTGGCTTTGGGCATGTGAAACTACAGCTTACTAAAAGCACAAACTAATGGTAGAGATCAATATACAAGGCGTAGAAAAGCTGGGGGAATCATTCAGCGATTCCAAGTCAATTATTGAGAGGCACCTACAGGGAGGTATAAGGCGATCAGCATTCAACTTTGAGCGGCTAATGAAGCGGGAGGCTCCAGTAGATACAGGCGGGCTGAGGCAATCGGTAACACACGAGCTCAAGCAGCTTACAGCGGAGATAGCACCCAATAAGAGATATGCAGTGTTTGTGGAGATGGGTACCAAGCCACATGGCATGCCGGTGGGTAGCAACCCACAATTCCAGCAATGGGCTAGGCGCAAGGGGCTAAACCCCTACGCAGTGGCTAAAAGCATATCCCAGAAGGGTACCAAAGCCAACCAATTCATAAGCAGATCATTCAATAAGGGGCTACCGATAGCACAGAATCAGCTAGACACAGCAATAGATAACGCACTAAAAGAAATACTACAAGTATGAACTACACTACACTACTCGCACAGATCGTTACCCAGCTCGGCACTATAAGCAAGCTAAAGGAGGTAAATAACTACGCACGCTCTATGCCTGATCTATTCCCAGCAGCAAATGTACTAGCTGGTGCTATGGAGGCTGAAGTGGGCGACAGCGTAAAGACACAGCGCACCTATACCTTCAATATACAGGTATTCCAACCACTAGAGGATGACGAAATACCAAGGGAAGATGCAGAGGCTGCGTTCTTTGCCACGATAGACGATATTGTCACGCTGCTAGATGATCGCTTCCTAGCAGATACTATAGACTACCTAGAGCCACTAGGAGTAGGGGAGCCAGGGGTAGTAGAGATGGAGAACGGCAAAAACATATCCGCTATAGTATCATTCAAGTGCCGCGTACTGGAAAATAAGGCTTGACCAGGTATATAAAATCTCTTTATTCTTATTAAAATTAACATAGTAATATGAGCAAAACCAAGAAAAACAACTCGGCACCACGGCTTAAAACCTTTGTATTCGTAGACGGCAGCACAGTCAAGGCTACATCAATGGCAGAGGCTATAGCAAAGAAAAACAAACCAGCTCGTAAAGTAGAAGCAGAGCCAGTGGCTCCCGCTGATACTAGCGAGGAATAATTTATATATCAATAACAATACACAAAGATGGCAAGAGAAATTGGAGTACAAGAAGTAGTGCTAGTAGGTGAGGAGAGCGTATTTGGTACCGCAGTTGCGGCTACACACTCAATCCCAACAGCTGGTGATCAAAATCTAAGCTCAGTCGCTGAATATACAGTAGACGAGCAGGCACGCGGAAACCGTGCAAACCGTAGCGGCAGTGAAGTATCGCTACTTAAAACAGAGCCATCATGGAGTGGTGATGTATTCAGTGAGAGCTTTGGTATTATACTAAAAGCTGCCCTGGGTAGCATATCTAGCGCAGCCAATGGCGATGCATCTGGGCTGGTGTATGATCACACAATAACACCGCTAAACTCTACAGCACTACCTAGCTACACTATACGAACACTAGGGGCAGCAGTAGATGACAGACAGTCTACTGGGAATGTACTGAACGAGCTTACTATAGACTTTGCCAGCGATGCCAGAGCTAAGTACACAGTATCATATATGGGGCAGAAGGGTGAGGAATCTACAGGATCAGCAGCGTTTGATACAGACGACAGCCCATTCCGTGCCAATGATGCTACAGTAAAGATAGCAGCAGTAGGTGGAGACCTAGATGCAGCAGGTGCAGCAGAGGTACTAAGTGGATCAATAGTAATATCAAACAATGTAGCAACCCACAAGTTTACCAACTCAGACGAGCATGGTGCTATACTAGGTGGTAACCTACAGATCAGCGGTACACTTACACTGCTATGGGATGCGGCTACATTCAGAGACCTACACCTAGCAGGCACAAAGCAGACAATGCGTATAGATTTACAGAATACTGGCGTAACTATAGGTACTGCGGCAAACCCACAGCTAAAGATGGATCTCACACAGGTAGCTCTAGATGAGTGGAATAAGGATACATCAGCTACAGATACTGTACAGCAGACTGTAGGGTTCAAGGCAGAGCTAAACGCCACTATGATAGAGGCTATACTCACAAACCTCACAACTTCGTACTAATTTTACATAATAAAGGTCAAAACACATGAAAATAAAGGAAATCAAGCTGCCATCAGAGACTACGGTCAAGATATTCACTAAGCCGAATATGCAGCTAGCCAGCACATTCAGCGCGAATGAAGAAGCATTTGCAAAGGGTGTGACACTAGAGCAGGCAGTGCCACTGATAAAAGCTATCATCTGGAGCTGGGACATGGAAGTAGATGGGGAGGCAATAGAGCTCACAGAGGCGAATATCATGCTGCTAGAGGCTGATGACATCACTACGCTATCAGATGAGATAGTAGAGATGATGAATAACTACGCCGACACCAGCAAGATGTCACCTTCAAAAAAAAACGGATCCACCAAGCAGTAAGGGGGCATGGAGTTGACTTAGATTATCAGATATTCCAGATTGCCGAGCACTTCCATATAAGCCCACTAGAAGTAGGAGAATGGCTATGGGAGGACTTCGTGAAGTGGAGGGCATACATGATAGAGCAGAATAAACATCGTAATGAGCAGGCCAAGCAAAATCAATCTAAGTAAACATAATAATGGCAATCAACAAAGACGCAAATATCGTAATCAAGGTCAAGGATGAGGCCAGTAAAAAGCTAAAGAAGATAGGTGGCAATCTAGGCACCTTCTCTGATAAGTCAGTAGCTAAGATGAAACGTATTGGAGAAGCGGCCAAGAAGGTAGCCAAGGGTGTAGCAGCTATAGGTGCAGCAGTAGTAGCGGCTGGTGGTTTTGCTATAAGAGAGTTCGCAGCGTTTGAAAAAGGAATGTCTGATGTAAAGGCGATCACAAAATCCACCGAGGCGCAGATGGATAAGCTGGAAAAGCAAGCCAAGAAGCTGGGGCGTACTACAAAGTTCACAGCACTAGAGGCAGCAGAGGCGCAGAAGTTCCTAGGTATGGCTGGGTTCCAGACTAATGAGATACTAGAGGCACTACCAAGTACACTACAGCTTGCGGCAGCCGCGAACCTAGACCTGGGTAGATCAGCAGATATAGCATCTAATATACTCTCACAGTTCGGACTAGAGAGTAAGGATACAAGCATGCTAGTGGATGTGCTAGCGTCTACAGTGACAAGCTCAAACACAAACATGGAAGAGCTATCAGAGGCCATGAAGTTTCTCGGTCCGACAGCGGCAGCATTCGGTGTAAGTGTGGAAGAGGCATCAGCTACAGTAGGACTACTAGCGGGGCGTGGTCTCAAAGGATCACTAGCTACACGTGCACTAGGTACAGCACTCACAAGGCTCACAAAGCCTACTAGCGAGATGAAGAAGGTAATAGGTGGGCTAGGACTAGAGGTATTCAACGCATCTGGCGAGTTCGTAGGCATGGCTGGCATGATAGAAGAGCTAGAGCGTGTCACAAAAGGAATGACACAGCAGCAGAAGCAGGCTACTATATCTACTATATTCGGAGGTGAGGCTATACAGGAGATCAACGGACTACTAGCAGATGGATCTGTCAGACTACGTGAGTACACAAAGGAGCTAGAAGATAGCGAGGGCGCGGCAGCTCAAATGGCAGACACCCAAGAAGATAACCTAGTAGGATCATTCACAAAGCTCAAGAGTGCTATGTCGGGTGCGCTGATAGAACTAGGAGATGTTATATCGGAGCAAACAGGCTTACGTGCAGCCATGGATGGGTCATCTGATGCTATAAATGGATTCACTGATGGGCTTGTGTCTGGAGACTTCAATCCATTCCTAGATAGTCTAGGCAGTGTAGGCGATGCACTAAGAGCAGTGGGAGAGGTGGCAGGTACCATATGGAAGTTTATCGCTGATGATCTATACCCAAATGTGATACTACCATTCTTTGAGGCACTACAGGTGCTTGCTGGATTATTCGTGAAGTTTTGGAAAACAGACTTTGGGCAGCAGATACTCAAAGTAGCGCGAGATGTATTCGGAGCTCTCAAATTTATATTCGCTACAGCATGGGAGGCATTCAAGCTAGTATGGAAGACTTCTATGCTATTATTCCAGGGAGAGTGGGGTCAGGCATGGGATCTAGTGTCTAATCACTTTAAAGACGCATGGGAAGGGCTCAAAGATATATTCAATAGCGTATGGGATAGTATCAAGAGTAGCGTAAAGAGTGGCGTGGACTTCATCATAAAGGAAATCAAGAGGGCAATGACATCTATGGTTTCACTTCCTGGTGTCTCAATAGCCACAGGCATAGTAGAAAAGATATTTGCTAACCCTACTACCCAAAGAGCAAATGGAGGGCATGTGCGTAAGGGTGTGCCAGTCACAGTGGGCGAGCAGGGGCGTGAGACATTCGTACCCGACCAGGGCGGAAATATCATACCTAATAATAAACTAGGTGGCAATACGATCAACTTCGCCCCTACTATCAATATAAGTGGTGATAGTGATGCACGCAGGATAGCAGAGGAGGTGATGGATCTATTCAGGGATGAGGTACAGAATCTAGCATAAAACATGATACATGACATTACAGATAACCATAAATTCGGTAGACTATACGGAGTTCATACTGCATGACAGCATAAGGATGACACAGGCTCTAACAAAAGAGATAGACAAAGCGTCATTCTTGATCACAGCGGAGCTTGCTGATATATCCGCTATATCGCCTGGTCAAGAGATTGTCATAGGAGATGCGCAAGATAGCTTCATAGTAGATGAGCTAGGTAATAACCTAGTAGATGAGCTGGGCAACTTCATAGTGGGTGAGACTGTAAGTAGGTCATTCGCTGGTATAGTCACAGATATGGATAAGAAGGTAGACAGCGTAGACCGCGTGACAATGAAGATAAAAGCTCTAGACTACCAGGCACAGATGGATCAAAGGCTGGTGCCAGACACATTCAGCGGTCAAACTGTAGATGCTATTATTACTAGTCTACGCGATAACTTCTTCCCTACGTTCACACTGAATAACGTGAACGCGCCTATCACACTCGGATCTATAGCATTCAACTATGAAAAGCCGTCTAAGTGCCTACAGCAGCTTGCTGACGCTATCGGGTATGATTGGTATGTTGACTATGACAAAGACGTACATTTCTTCTTGAAGGGTGCCGAGCTAGCTACAGTAGAGCTGAATGATACCAATGGATCATACAACCAGAATACTCTAAGAATACATGAAGATAATAAGAGCTTGAAGAATAGCATAGTAGTACGTGGTGGGGTGTATGACGGTGCCACAGCGAATGAAAATACATATACAGCTACTGGCACAGAAGACCAGAATATAGTACCCCTAAGTAGGCAGTATTCAAACCTTACGGTATCCGTGAACTCGGTGCCACAGACAGTAGGTATAGAAAATATAGATATCAATAATCCGTCTATAGACGTATTCTATGAGTTTAGCCAAAAGTATATAAGGTTCAAGAATGCCTTGAGCGTGAGCGACACAGTAGATATCGGTGGAAACCCAAAGATACCAGTGATCATACAGTCTGAAGATGAAGACTCAATCACAGACAATGGCAGATATGACTTTATCATAGTGGATAAGAATATAAGCACACAAGATGAGGCACGCCAGAGAGCAGTGGCAGAGCTAAATTCATATAGAGCTCTACTCAATACTGGTAGTTTTGTATCACTCACGGCAGGGTGGCGCGCTGGGCAGACTGTGACAGTAGATAGCGCACAGCTGGGTGTATCTGGTACATTCTTAGTGACACGTGTAGATACAGAGTTCCATGATACTACTAGACTACGATATACGGTGACTATCGCGGACACACGCGCTATAGACAATATGATAGACTTCTTCATAAGATTGCTAAAGAATCAGTCAAAGAATATAGATATCAAAGAGGGTGAGGTGGTAGATCTAGTGCGCGGAGTAGTAGATGCCATGTCCGTAGCTGATGTAGCAGTGCTGAATGATAAAGAGTCAGAGTCAGAGTCAGCTACTGTAGCCGACTCGGAGACCGTACAGGCACTAGACTATGCTACAGATTTTGTATATTCACCATTCGCACCTACTGGACTCAAGAGATCAGCAGTATATGATGGATCAGTTTATGGGTAAAAGATATTGACGAGGTGCATAAAACCTCACTATCCTTATTAAAATTAACCACACACACATGGAGCAAGGGATCAAACTACAAGGCGTGTACACATTCACTATTAGAGATGCCAAGACTGGTGCTATTAAGCGCGTACAGAACTACTGCAACCTTATACCTACTGTGGGTAGGGCTTTGCTAATAAATCAGCTGACAGACACTACACCGACCAATACGCCAGTGATAAACTATACAGCAGTGGGCACAGGCACTACAGCGCCAGATAATGCAGACACTACACTAGAAACAGAAACATACCGTAAGACAGTGGCCAGCCTGGCCAGTGTAGATAATATCGGATATGTATCTGCGTTCTATACAGCGGCAGAAGTGACTGGCACGTTCAAAGAAGCTGGCATATTCGTAGATGGTACAGGCACAGTAGATACTGGCGTGTTGCTATCTAGAGTAGCCATCAACGTGACTAAGAGTAATTCAGAAACACTCACTATAGACTATACTATAACTATAAGCTAAAACCATGGTAATAAGCACAGTCAGCGCAGGCGATAGCATCACAGCAGCTAAGATGAATGAGCTGATCGCAGACATAAATACAAACTCGGTAAAAGCTACTATTCTATCTGGAAATGTCACACCTAGTGCATTCGGCCCGACACAGGGTACGAGGTATGTGAATACATCTGGAAACTCATTAGAGACTACAGAGACGCAGGCATCCATGATAGCTGGTAAAGCTGGTACCATGAAGAATCTAAGGGCTAGGGTAGATCTGAACACAGTGGGTAGTGGGGATATATTGGTCACAGTGATGAAGAATGGCGCGGCCACTACTCTAGTGGGAACCATAGCGTCTGGATCCACTGCTATAGTATTGGACTCTACACACACTGTATCTGTAGCTGCCACTGATCTAATATCATTCCGCATATCCTTTACTGGTGCAGGTGGTAGTATCAATTATATATCTCTATCATTGGAAATAACTTAAATAAAAAGCATTATGGTAAATAAGCAAATAAACGATTTTGATCCAAAAGCACCGATAGTAGATGCTGATGAATTACTACTACAGGAAACTGGCGGGGGTACCAATAAGAAGACTACCGCAGCTACTATAAAAGATTATGTGATATCACCAGCAGAACAGGCGTCTGTAGCACAGGATATAATAGACAAAACACAGTTTCTTACACCACAGGGCTTTGTAGATAGAGACCTATCTACATTGACATGGGATGATGGCACTAGGCAGCTTACGATATCTCCTACAGTCACTAGCTTTGATATCATGATCAAGGGCGTACAGAGCACTAAGACAGCCGAGAGTATAGTAATACCAGACGTATCTGGCCAGCACGTTGTGTACTACGACCAGAGCGGTACACTAGTCACAGACCAGACAGCTACATCACTTGAGCTTATCCGAGACTATGTGTATGTTGCCAATATATTTTGGAGTGATACAGATGGTGTCGCAGTAGTAGTAGGTGATGAGAGGCATGGCGCAGTCATGGACTGGAATACACATTTTTATCTACACCACACTGTAGGGTCTGCATACGATGAAGGCTTTGGGCTGGGAAATTTTGCAGCAGCTAGAGACGGAGCTGATGATGCTGATGCTCAATTCTCTGTAGCAGATGGTGACTTCCACGATGAAGACATAGAGCATGAGGTAGTAGATGGATCACCACAGGATCTATCGCCTACAGCTGGCATACCTATTTTGTACAGATCTGGGGCAAGCGGAGAGTGGCGTACAAAGACAGCCAACACATTCCCAATCATATACGATGGTACGGCTGGATACACAGCTGGTGCTGGTAGAGTACCATGGAATGAGTTTACAGGTGCCACATGGCAGCTCACAGAGGTGGGTAATAATAACCATGTACT